GGGCTGGTACGTGCCGATACCCGACGTCGTCAGGATGCCCTGCATCTCGGTGGTGCCGTTGCCCGTGAGGATCTCTCGATCCATCTTGTACTCAAGGCCGTACGTCAGCCGGCCGTTGATGTACCCCATGAGCTGGCCGTTGTCGTCCGCGGCCTGCCTGGTGATCGGCACCCAGTGAGCGACGGTCTTCAGCGTGGTCGTGATCAGGTCGAACAGGAACGGGCCCGTCTTGGGCTTGTCCGCACCCTCGGCCACGACCGCGGCCTTGTTCCACGTCGACTGCGGGCCGGACACGTCCCGCATGTACTCCAGCGTCGTACCGTCCGACGTCTGCCGGTCGAGCAGGTTCGCCACCAGCAGCGGAAAGTCAGGGTTGTTGGGGATGATCCCCGGAACCCTGGTGTTCTGCTGCGGCTGCGTGGTCGTGGTGACCGTGCCGGCCGGTGCCGCGCGATGCTCGACTGCGAACTTGCCCCGCTTGCCGTTGGCGCGGAACGTCTCCAGCGCCGCGGAGCGAACGAACTCCTCGGCGACGGTGAGCGGGTGCGGGTTGCCGCGGTCGTCGGGTTGCATGCCCGGCTCCTCGCGGCGCTGCCCCGGGGTGGGCTGCGGGTCACCGGCGGGGAGCTGCGCGGCGCGGAGGGCCCGGAGTCGGGCGTCTCGCTGCTGCGCCTGCTCGATCTGTGCGGTGATGTCGTCGGCGCGCTGAAGCAGCTCGGCTACGTCACCGTCGTAGTTCTCGTCTTGGAGCAGGCGTACGACCTCGTCGCGCTGCTCCAGCAGGGTCGGGGCGCCGCCCTTGATGGCGAAGATCGGGTACCGCTTGTTCGGGTCCTCGCCGCACGCGGCGCGGCCCTTGCGGTAACCGACGGGGCGGACGCGGGCAAAGTTGCTCACGGGGTCCTCCTCGGCCGGTGGACGGCTCGCAGCCGCCCATGCGTGATGGGTGTCTGCGGTCCGTCTGTCACGGCCGGTGGATCGCGCCCGGCATGCTCACGGCTTTTACGTCCGGTGTGAGCGCCCGGATGGCAGGAGAGTAGATCGATTGCAAGGGGTCGTGCGGGTGGGGGCTGCAATTCGCATCGCCGACGGGCGTCTACGTGCGTCGTCGGCCCCCACCGCTCACGGCCGGCCGACGGTCGTCAGCCGCAGCAGCGCCGCACGCCGCTCCCGCTCCTGCATCTTCCGGGCCTGCTCGACGTCGTGGGCGACCGCCGAGTCTCGGCGGTGCTCGCGGTCATACTCGGCGAGGCGCTCGGCAAGGGACGGCTCGCCCGCCGCGGTGTACAGCTCACCGAGGGCGTGGCGCACGGTCTTCAGCTTGGAGCCGGGCACGGCCGCCATGCGGGCGGTGATCTGCGAGACCTCGATCAGTCGCGCGCTGCGGATGTTGTCCATCAGCTCGGCGCGCTCCTCGTCGTTCATCTGCGCGATCTTCTCCCACGGGGGGAGGTCGGTCCGTACGAATCCGACGGACAGTTCGCGGGCGCTCCCGGAACGGGCCATGGCGCGCTTGTCGCGGCCGTCCTGCGTGTCGTCGTAGGCGCCAGCGATGTGCAGGTGGTTGGGCTGTTCGTCGGCGCGGAACGTCCCGATCGGCGAGTACGGCGAGTGCATCCACAGGTAGGCGTACGACCCCTTGTCGATGCCGCGCTTGAAGACTCCGGGGTGGAACGTGGTGCCGTACGAATCCTTCTTGCCGTACTGGCAGGCGATGCCGTCGAAGGTGCCGTCCTGGTCCTCGCCGACGCGGAACTCATGCGCGGCGAAGGTGCGGAATTCGATCTCCATCACTGGCCTCCCTTGGCCTGCTTGAGCGTGTGCTCGGCGTAGACCTCGGCCACGCCGTTCATGACGTCGCGGTGCGACGACGACAGCTTCGGCGCGTAGCGGTATACGGCGCGGTTCTTGCTGTCGCGGCCGTCGTACTCGTACACGACCTGCCCGTTAGCGAAGGTGACCAGCTTGGGCACCTCGCCGTTGATGTCCGGCCGTACGACGAGATCTTGCTTCCCGTCGAACGGTCCGCGGCGCACCTCCTTGAATGGCACGCCGGGCGGGCAGTAGGCGCCCTGGTACTGCGCCATGCCTGCGGGCTGAAGGATGACGGGGACCTCGCCCCGCAGCAGGGTGGCAGCCATGGTCAGCCCTGCCCCTCAGCGGTCGGCTCGGCGGCCTCGGCCTCGTCGCGCATTTGGTCGACAGCGGCGCGCACGATGCAGTCCTTCGCCTCCAGCAGCTTGCGCAGCCCGGCGGTGAGCTCGGGCCCGTCGGGCAGGTGGTCGACGACTTCGTGCGCGAGCCCGTGGAAGGGGATGCTGTACCACTGGAGGCGCTCGGGCAGGTGGTCGTACTCGAAGTACCGGAGCAGGGGCGTGGTACCCGGGTGACGGATGTCGGGCATGGTCAGGACTCCTCGAACTCGAAGGTCAGCGCACACCGGCACTGAATGGACTGAGCGGCTGGAGCGGTCGGATCCGCTGGCCACCTGCTCTTGGTGAGCGTGAACCGCTTGTTCATCGCGGCCGTGTTGCCGTTCTCCTGGCGGTGCGTCTCCCGCGTCCGCTGGTCGGCGGTCGCGAGCCACGTCTTCTTCGTGGCGCCCTCGTCGAGGGCGGCGAGGAACGATGCCTGGTTGTAGCCGCCGACAGTCTCAGTCCGGGCGATCATCGTCGCCCGGTAGTCCGACAGGTTCGTGAACACCCGCTGGATACGGGCGCGCAGCTCGGGCACCGACTCACCCTCGGCGACACCATGCGCGAGCAGCTGCGACCTGAGAACCTGCTCGGTCGTCGCGGTGACCTGCCCGGCCAACTCCTCGATCCGGTCGTCGAGGGCCTGCGCCACGACCGCCTCGTCGAGGTCGAACGACCCCGTGATGCTCGTGCCGCCCCGCCGCCACGCACGCTCCACGAACGGGCGCAGCGCCTCGCTCGTACGACGCCGCCAGTACCGCGGGTCGAAGATCTCCCGGACCTTGATGCGCTCCTCCCACCCCTCGGGGCCGGCGGCGACGTCCATGTCCGTGAGGCGGGCGGCGGGTACCTGCTCCGGGTCGGGCGGTGCCAGCGTCAGCGCCTGCTCGCGGGCCAGGGCGCACGACTGCTCCCGCGTCTCCGTCAGCCACGCCGCGCTGCGCTCCGGCTTCTTCATTAGTCGGTCGAAGTCCCGCAGGACGCGGTCCCGCTGCTCGCGGGCAAGTGCCTGCACGGCACGCCGGCCGACGCCCTCAAGTTCGTCGTACGCCTCGTTGATGTCCGCGATCGAAGGCGACGACGGGGCGTCGTCCGCTCGCGTCAGCTCCCGTCGTCGCGGCGTCTGGCCTGCGTCGACAGCGGGTGGCGGCCCGCCGAGGAGGCGTGCAAGGGCGGCCTCGACGGCACGTTCGACGACGGCCCCGACGTCGGGCGTCGTCTGCTGCGGGACGCGGGAGAAATCGGCGTCCCATGACCGGGCGTCGTCGGTGCCGGCCGCGCCCTGCACCGGGGCGAACTGAGCCCGATACGGCGTGAGGGTGTGCTGGCCGAGCCCGCCGGGCAGCGGGTCCAACCCGAGCACCGCGCGCGCCTCGTCGACCATGGTGATGTCCGCGTACATCGACGCGCGAGCCCGGTTGGCCACCGAGTCCTGCGAGTCCTGTAGCGCGTCCACCCCGCTCAGGTCGAACACTGCCTCCTCGCTGTCCGAGGGCAGCATGCGAAGGTCGATCTCGCTGGACACCATCTCCAGCTTCGGCCGGATCGTGTCTGACCACAGGGTGGCCTTAGCTGCGGTCCGGTTCTCGTACGTCGTCCCGCCGAGGAGGTAGTCCCTCGGGACGCCGAAGGCCAACATCACCTCGTCTGCGTTGGCTACGCGGGAGTCGAGATACTCCATCTCTTGCGGGGTGAGGGTGAGCCGCTCGAACCCGATGCCCTTGGCGCCGTTCTGCCCGCCACCGCCCGGCGAGCTGCGCACGAGCAGCGTCTTGCCGGCGTTCTCTGGGCCCTGCATGCTGGCACGCCACGATGCCCTGACCTGCGTGAATTCGTTCTCGCCCATGTCGCCGAGGTAGACCACGCCCGTCGGCCGGGCCCCGTTCTTGTACGACTGGCGCTGCCACTCGCGGGCGAAGGCGTCCATGTCGACGGCGTGCCGCGCAGCCTTCCACGGGGCGAGGCACCCGAGGGGATCGAACGGGTGGGGGTAGCGCAACCACAGCATCTCTTCCGGCAGTACCGGTACTTGCGTGCCGTCTGCCCGGCGGATCATGAACCCGACCAGGTTCGCCGTCGTCGGTCGCTGCGCGAGCGGCTTGTCCACTACGACGTCCACCTGATCGAACACGAGGTGGATCTCGGTCGGGTCGCCGAGGCCGGTCTCGCCGCGGTCCTGCCACACGAACGCCTGCCCTGCCAGCTCGGCCTGCATGAACGCGAGGTACTTGAGCGCGCGGGCCGACATGAACGTGTTGGGCTTCTTGTTGAACAGGTGCGCGATCGAGTGGTCCTCGACGAACGAGCCGTCGGGCCGGGCCACTTCGAGGGGGACGCTGGAGGCGTTCGAGGCGATGGCGTCCACACAGCGGTACGCCACGGCCGAGTTCGCGAACCCGCGGGCCTCGGCGTCGAGCGAGAGCGTGAGGGACTGCTGACCGCCGATCGAGGCGACCGTGATCGGCATGCGGTCCCGCA